AGAGAATCGCTGGAAGTCATGGAGTTCGTCCACCTTGCCCGCGTAAGCTCGCCGGAAAGCTATCACATAGTCGTCACCCACATTACGGATTGGAAGCTAGTTGTGACCTCCGCAGAATACAAGACGTCTGGATTGTGTAATTTAGCGTCACCCTCTTTCTGCTGCATTGATCCTGTCGCTCTACATTTAGCAACCGCGGAAAGGCTAAGCGCTAGCGGATGTTCGTTGTTTTGCAGGGAGATTCCTACCGCCGACTCCGTTGTCAATAGGTTGGGGAAATTCAAAATTATTATTCTTCCAGATGACCAGAATGTATCTCACTTCATAAACTCTCTGACAAGTTGCATTAACGTTAAGAGCTACTCCTCACGGACGAACACTACAGCATGTGACATTGTGAGCTGGATAGAACAGGATAGACATTCTATGGAGATTCCCACTGGTAAAGTCAGTCTCCCAGTATCGCCGTTGGCCAGCCCGTCACCCACATCATCTCAGCCATGCGTCCCACTCCTGCGTAGTCCAACCCTTGCTCCCAACGTTATTGTGAGTAGACAAACGGGCACGACGGTTCGCATCAACGCTCAACCTCCTTCAGTTATTATTGACTACAGTACCGCCTTGCCTGGAAGGCTACAGTTCCAAGCCTCTGTGAGCGCATCTTCACTGCCCGCTGGTCAGCATGCCGTTTTGAAGCCACAACCCTGTGATGTAGCAATTTTCGCCCCCCCCAAGTCAGGGAAGTCTACATATGTCAAATTTCTCGGTATCTCTGGGGGTTTTGTAGACTCTGATCATGCTAACGTCACACCCAGCAAGTATATGAACGTTTTAACTAGCGATATCGAGTGGCTATCGTACGCTCAGATTAAGATTGCAGTCCTGCCCTCCTTAGAAGCGTTCCACCTGCGTTACGCTGACCGAGCAGGAACACCAATGACGACGTCGTCGTCAGAAATTTGGAACACATTGCACGCGGTCCCAGGGATTCAAATTGTGTACTACACGGGGTGGATAGACTCTACGTTCATGCGGGTCACAGGGAGCGTCATTATAGCTGCTCATGCGATGGCGGAAGGGTTCGATGTTGACGGGGAGATCGTGCGGCCACTCACGCGAGACAGACAGGAAAGCCAGGCGGGAGTGGAGGTTCCTAGTTCTGCAGAGGTCGACCAGGTATTGCGCAGGATGAATCTTGGGCCTGACGCTACCCCCTTGGATCCACATGCAATTGTGGTCCAGAATCACCCTCATCTGGGTGCCGAGGGGTGGGAAAGCCTAATACTTGACCATGTTAGTGAGATTCATTCTGACTCTGATGAGTACGAGGAGTGGCAAGACAAGCTGTCTATGGGAGAGGAGCGGCAGGGGAGTGCCATAACGTTTGAGCCTAGGGCGTCAGGACGCGGGAAGGTGTCAGTGTCAATACAGCGCGGTATGTTGGTCGAGCGCTCTATAAACGCCAGCGAGCGAGTTAAGAGGCGAGTCGGGTGTAAAGATCGAGAGATGAGGGTCTTAAACGGGCTAGTTCATAATCTTGCCGTTATAGTTGAGACTACGCTGAAAGTAGTGTCTAAGGACGTCGGAGACAGGATGGCTGGGCTCAGTACGTACCCATCTGTAATCTACTGCTTGGTGTACCAAAGAGGTAGTGTGACATGCGGGAGGGACGACTTTCAGATCGCAACTCATTCCCCAGCGGAAGTAGTTCTAGAGCATCCCTTCTATCAAGCTTTCATTAGTAGTGTGGATGATTACACGATGAATGTGTTTCTCCTAAGCCTGTGTAGGAAGGTATCTGACATTGCCGACAGGAAAAGGCTGTCCTGCATGTTCTTTAAACACTCCTCAACTGGGAGCCTCAAAGTCGAAGTTAGCTCGTCCGGGTAGGCTACCCGGCAAGAATCATGACTGGGAAATCCAGCGATCGATGTTGT